CAAGGCTATACACGCCAAGATTGCGAATCGCCGCAAGGATGCAATGCACAAACTGTCCACCAAACTGGTGGCAGGTAATGCGGCAATCTTTGTGGGCAATGTGTCCAGCGCCAAGCTGGTCAAGACCAAGATGGCCAAGTCCACACTGGACGCCGGTTGGTCTATGTTCAAGACGATGTTGGAATACAAATGCAATCATGCAGGTGTCGTCTTTGAGGAAGTGAACGAGGCTTGGAGCACCCAAACCTGTTCATGCTGCGGGAGTGTCGAGGGGCCGAAAGGTCAAGGCGAGTTAGATGTGCGAGAGTGGACATGCCAATCATGTGGCACACACCACGACCGAGACATCAATGCTGCTTTGAACATCCGGTCCAAGGGACTTGCGCAGTTAGCAATTTCCAAGGCAGCGGAGGCGAAAGCCGGTGAACCTGCTTTGAATGAGGCGAAAGCCGAGGCCGGACATGGCCTTCCTGTAGAGGGAATCCTCGCCCTTTAGGGCGGGGAGGATGTCAATAAAGACAAATTGATCGAGACACTCAAGTTAGCGCAAGACGCTTTGCACATGGCAACGCTGCCCTTCCCGATTGATGAGGTCAAGACAAGACGGGCGCTGGAAGCGGTGGACAAGGTGCTTGATGACAAGCCCGGTGGGATGCTCTTCGACGATTGGGGAGGGTGGAAATGACTTACGAAGACATCCACTCATGCAGCTACCACTGCCAGCGACCTGCCTGTGCGTTACGCCAGCGCGATCAACTGTGGGAGCTGGTGCAAAAGATTTACATGGCAGTCAACGAGATCGAACCCAAGAACCGCTGGACGTTCGATCAAGCAATGGCGTATGCCTTGGATAAGATCAAGGAACACAATGCAACTGCGTGAATATCAGCAGCGCACCATCGACCAGCTGTATGCTCTACAATGCAAATATTCTCACTAAGTAAGGAAATTTACATTATGGGCAAGCCGACAATTAACATGATCGGACTAAAGTTGAACCGATGGACTGTGATTTCTGAAGCAACAAAGCCAGCCGATGCAAAACAGACTGGAAAGTTTTGGAATTGCATTTGCGACTGCGGGGCCAAGCAAGTCGTCTATGGGGTGACGATAAGAAGTGGAGGCAGCAAATCTTGCGGATGTTTCAAAGCGGAAAAAAATTCTATCGCTATGAAAGCAATGAGGCTGAGCCAGTCTGGTTCTCTGCAAGATCGTTTTTTCTCTCGTTTTGTCAAACTTGATAACGGCTGTTGGCAATGGAGAGCACACACGGACAAAGATGGATATGGGGTGCTTCCTGGTGATCGTCAAAATACGAGAGCCCATCGGCTTTCTTATGAGATTCACGCCGGGCCGATTCCGAATGGGTTGATTGTTTGCCACCACTGCGATAACCCTGGATGCGTCAATCCAGACCATTTGTTTGTTGGCACACAAAAAGACAATGCGCAAGACGCTTTAAAGAAAAAGCGTCATTACGTCGGTGAGAAAAACGGGCGATCAAAGTTGACTGAAGAAAACGTCAAAGAGATATTGAATTCAAATATGAATGGTCAGCAGTTGGCAGATAAGTTTGACGTTACTAGATCAACCATCAACAACGTCAGACGGGGTGAAACATGGCAAAAATAGAACTGAGAGAGTATCAGTCGCGCGCCTTGTCCATGCTGTATGACTGGATGGAAAAAAACACTGGCCATCCGTGTATTGTGTTGCCAACTGGCAGCGGAAAAAGCGTTGTCATTGCAGAACTTTGCAGGCAGGCAATCACCGAATGGCCAGAGACGCAAATCGTAATGCTGACGCGCAGTGTTGAGCTGATAAACCAAAACGCCGAGAAACTGCGGACGATCTGGCCTGGCGCTCCAATGGGTATTTATTCTGCAAGCGCTGGAAAAAAACAACTTGGAGAGCCAATCACCATCGGAGGCCCTCTTTCGATTGTTCGCGTCACAAAGAAAATTGGGCATTGCGATCTTTTGCTGGTTGATGAAGCGCACGATATTTCACACAAAGACGAAGGCAGTTATCGCAAAATCATCAACGATTTGATGGCAATCAATCCGTCAATGCGCGTGATTGGTTTTACCGCCAGCCCGTTTCGTCTTGGTCATGGAATGATTACCGACAAGCCTGCAATATTTGATGCTTTGCTCGATCCAGTCAGCATTGAAGAACTTATTTTTAAAGGCTACCTGGCAACATTGCGAAGCAAGCAGACTAGCTTCAAACTGGACACAAGCGGAGTTCATAAGCGAGGAGGTGACTTTGTTGAATCTGAGCTGCAAGCCGCTGTGGATACGTCAGACAACAACGAAGCCATGATTGATGAGGTAATCAAACGCTCTGATAACCGCAAAAGCTGGATGTTTTTTGCAACTGGAGTGCAGCACGCAGAGAATTTACGCGACATTCTTTTGACCCGTGGCATATCTGCTGTTTCTGTGACTGGAGATATGGCAAAGAAGGATAGAGAGCAGGCAATTGCTGATTTCAAATCCGGAAAAATTACTGCAATCACGCAAGTTGGATGCTTGAATGTTGGATTCGATCACCCGGCCATTGATTTGTTGGTGATGGCCCGACCAACTATGTCACCCGGCTTGTATCTGCAACAAGCTGGCCGAGGTATGAGGCCGAACGCTGGCAAGGCCGACTGCCTGGTGCTCGACTTTGCTGGCGTGGTGGCCACGCATGGGCCTATTACGGCAGTGCAGCCTCCCAAGAAGGCAGGCGACGGCAACGGTGAAGCGCCGGTGAAGGTCTGCGACAACTGCGGTGAGCTGTGCGCCATCTCTGTGGCCAACTGCCCTGCCTGCGGCCATGCCTTTCCAGAGCCTGAGCGCAAGAAGCTGGAGCTGCGCGACGACGACATCATGGGCCTGGAGGGAAAAGACCTCGAGGTGACAAGCTGGAACTGGCGCAGGCACATCAGCAAGGCCAGTGGCAAGGAGATGCTGTCCTGCACCTACTATGGCAGCCTGTCCGACAGGCCGATCACCGAGTATCTGCCAGTGCTGCACGACGGGTATGCAGGCGACAAGGCCATGCGCCAACTGCTGAATATGGCAACATCGTCCGGTGCCAATCTGTCAGAGGTTGGCCGCATGGAAGGCAGCGAAGGGCTGGAGTACTTGGCCGTGCAGATGAGCAGCAGCCAGCCGCCGATCAGCATTGAGTACAAGATGGACGGGAAGTTTCACCGTGTTTTAAAGAGGAGTTGGGCATGACCACCAGACCAGCAGAGCCACAGTTTTTGCTTGACTACCGCCAGTGGGTAAAGTCCGGACCACCGAAGTGCTGTTTTACTTGTGAGCATTTCAACCAAGAAGGCCACTGCCTAGTGTTCGACATGACGCCGCCCGAGGACTTTGCTGCCACGGTGGATGGCTGCGACAAGTGGGAGTTTGCATGTCCCTTCTGACCGACCGCATCCCAAGCGAAGATCATGAGCAGATGATCTTTGTGCAGTGGTTTAGACGCACTTACCCTGATGTGCGGATTTTTTCGATCGCAAATGGAGGCCATCGGCATCCTGCTGTGGCTGCGAAGCTAAAAGCGACTGGTGTCGTCAAAGGCGTGCCGGACCTGTTCATCCCTGCCTGGAAGCTGTGGGTGGAGATGAAGCGCACCAAAGGCGGCAGCCTCAGCCCAGAGCAGAAGGACTGGATCAAGTACCTTGAGGAAGTGGGCTATTGTGTTAAAGTGTGCAAAGGTGCTGAGGATGCAAAGAAGCAGATTCAGGCCTTTTTTAACCAACAGAAAGAAACACCATGACCGAGCAAACCAAAGACAAGTACATGACCATCCGACTGCCTGCCGATGTGGAGCTGGCGCTGCGCCGCCAGGCCGAGCAAGACACTAGGACGCTGGCCGCCCAGGTGCTGCACTACATCAAGCAAGGGCTGGCAAAAGAAAAAAAATAGTGTCGAACCTCTAAATAAGTGTGAGACTGTGGGATTTTGTGGTGTATAATTTAGCCATCAACAACCAAACAGCAAGGAGCTGACATCATGAACTTCATCAACGCAACAAAAAACGCTGTCTCCAAGTTGAGCACTTTTACCAAAGTGGCTTTGATCAGCGTTGCACTGATTGCCGCCTCTTTAGCATCTCAGGGCGACTTTACCCCCACCCCTCCGACAGCTGCCGAAGTTGCAGCCGCGACAAAAGACCGCGCTGACATGCAAAAAGCTTACATGGCCCGCGACTTGATCAAGGCTTCATTGCGTAACCCTGACTCTTTGAAGGTTACAAACGGCATCGTTACTGAGGATGGCGTTGTTTGCCTTAAGTACCGCGCTCAGAACGGCTTTGGCGGCATGAATGTCGAGTTTGCTGTCATGGATGCCAAATTGGTCATGCACCAGACTGATGCCGCATGGAACAAACTGTGCGCAGGCAAGTCGGGCAGCAAGTATTTCTAAATTGATAAGGACAAAACAATGAAGCACCACAAATATCACCATCACTACCAGATCAGAGCCGCCAAAATGCACTCTCGCGCTGAGGCTGCTTACGACTTCTTAGTCGCCCTTGTGATCGGCGTCGGCATAGCCGCATTGCTGGTCGCATGGTGGTCGTCGGGACCGAAGAATCAAAAATGCTCTGGCCTACTTGACCCCCAAAACACCCATTGGACGAGTGCCGAGCCAAAGAGGTGGCCACGCGAATACCCTCCGATCCAGAGGCCCGCCAGCGAGTGGCGGCTTACAGTTACTTCATGGCCGATGCGATGTTGGCAGAAAGGAAAAAATGACTAAATTGACACAGTGGCTAAAAGGCCTGTATACCCCGCCGAGCCCTGAAGTGATGGCAATGCGTGAGCTCGACTCGGCCAAGCGAGGGCTGTTAGAAGCTCAGTCTGGGCGCGAATATGCACATTCGCTCACCTTGTACCACGAAGCACGAATCAAGCGTTTGACAGCTTATTTGCGCAAAGCCACTGAGGAGCAAGCATGAGCATGGCTTGCCCTAGGTGCCAGTCCTGGACGTCGGTGAAAGAGACCAGGACGCGCAAAGAGGAAAACGTGGTTGTGCGCAGATACGAGTGCGCCAACCTTCACCGATTCAAGACAGAGGAGCGGGTTTTTGGAATTGCTCCACCGTTTACGGCTTGCTCCAGGGAAGTCCAGATTGTTGGACAGGGTTAATCTGTGCTTCGATCTGTGCGGCCAGGGCGGCCTCAGTGGCGGCCTTGTCAACACCGCTCTCCCATACCCAGCCCAGCACGGTCTGCTCGGTGAGGTTGGCATAGGGCACGGCCGGATGGCCCTCTGACCATGAGCAGGTAGCGTAGATGCTGGCGCTGTAGTCGCCATCGACTGCGGCAGCAGTCCAGTGGGCAGTGGTCACGAAACCATTAGATGTACGGCGGTCTAGCTGGGTGATTGTCCAAGTAATGGTGGTCATGGTTGGGTTCCTTTCAAACTTTGGCGTAAACGCCGTGGTACTTTGCTCTTGCTTCAATTGCAACTAGACCAGCAAGCTCCAAGTCTTTGAAGTATTGCTGCACTACAGTTTTACCGTTCTTCATTACACGGACGCACCATGCTTTGCTTTTCTTGTGCCATGACACACCGGGATAGCCGCTTGTGTTGCTGGCAAGTGCAGGCCGATTGCATTGGTTCTCGCTGCGAGTTGCAGGGCGTAGGTTCTCAATGCGGTTGTCTTGCCTGTCACCGTTGATGTGATCGACTTCAGGCGGCAGATACCCGTACTCCAACAGGAAGATGAGGCGATGCACCTTATGGATTTTGCCGCGCCATGTGACATGACGGTAACCTGTTTTGTGGATTGATCCAGCCTCTTGCCCGACAAGGTATTGCTTGTTCGGGTGTGCGACCTTCTTCCAATACAGTTTGCCGTCACGATGCTCAAAGCATTCAGACACTTGTGCTTTAGTAATCATGCCGAGTACACCAGTTGTTCTCCCGTCAATTTTTCAACCATACGGGCAAGTTTAAGCATGTCTACGTTAATGCGTTTGCCATTCTTTTCAGAATAATAGGCCCACGCCATTTCTTCCGATGGCCCTTCTGGAATGAGCGAGAAATTGTGGGGCGAAAGAGTGGTGACGTTGCCTGCCTCATCCCTGACCTTTAATTCGCTGCTGGAGGAAACATCTTCTGCGTACAGAATGACGCCGTTAGTGACGGAGCCAGTTGGTGCTGTTCCGTTAAAGATCGCAAGAGTTCCCACCGCCGATGCGCCTGCACTTGTGCCGTTCAGCAACAGGTTGCGATTAGCATCTAAAGTGAGCGCCTGCGTGAAGGTGATGGCGTTGCCTGCTGTGCCGGAGGGGGCGGTGAACCAATAACTTGCGCCACCTTGCTGTTGAAACATGGATGCTGGCGCAGTTGCTCCGTACACCCAACCAACACCTGCTTTCTCCCATGAGTTTGCTGTCAATGTAACTACACGACTTGTATTAGCATTCAGGCCGCAACCTGCCGCACCCAATTCAAACACTTTGTCAGCCGCGTCTTGACCAACACT